AACCGTTTTGAAAGGTTTTTAAAAAGCCTTGAACGTCAAAGACTTATCACACCTGAAACCCGGGAACTCATTATGGCAGAGTACCCGGAGATCCCGGATCTCGGGCTTATTCAACAAAAGCTTGATGAATTGAAACGTGAACGGGCGGAGATCGAGAAATCAGATGTTTACCAGCTACGCCAAGCTTTAACTAAAACAATTACACTTGTTAAATATTACAAGGATCTTTATGAACGTGAAAAAGAGTTGAATAGCTGGAAGGCCCGGTTACCCCGTGATATTGTTGTCGCGGCCCTTGGTGTAGCGGCAAGACAGGCGGTTCATGCTTTATTCGGTATTTAGGTGTGCAGAATGAGTATTGGACAAAATATATTAAATGTATTTATATGGGCGGCTAACGGGATAACGTGGGCTTTAAGTAAAGCCTTCGGTAAACCAATCGATCCATTGTTTGGCTACGCGGGTTTGATTTTCATTATATTGTGGATTACGTATTTGTTAATTAAAACCTTTGAACAATATTATCGTTATTGGCTTATTATGAGTACGGTGTTTTATTTACTTGTATTATTTACGTATGTAAGATTGATTTGAAAAGGAGTGTGAAAATAGATGGGTATTCAAGTAGATCCGATTTGGTGGACATGGCTACAATGGAACCTTGCAATAATAAGCACAATAGTGATTCAACTTATAATTTTCTACGTGCTTTACAAGTATCGTATGAGATCACCGGAATACGAGTATGGTAAAGCTTTGATACAAAGACAAGCCTTAGAACAAAGCCAAATCATAAAAGCACAGGTAAGAAAATTCATGGAAACATTGTACCCGGAGTTAGCGGTTAGACGCGGTGAAGTTTTACCGGAAGAAAAAGAAAAAGCCCCTATCCCCGTGATTGAATCAATTGAACAGTTCAATGAAATTGTTGAAGAAGCTAGGCGTCTCGGTATTCCTATTCCGGGTGAAACAAAAGAAGAAGGTAAATAGGTTGTTGAAATATGCCGAAGAAAAGCGTTTGGGAAACACATCCCCGTGGACCGGAACTAGAAGAAAAATTGTTGAAAGGAGAAATGAAACAAAAAGAGATAGCGGCTATTCTCGGTATCACGGAACAAGCGGTAAGTATTCATAAACGTAAATTAATGGCATTGGTGAAAAAAGAAGTTAAAAAAGAAGTTTTAAAACACCCGGAAATCGTTAAGGAAAAAATTGAAACGGCTTTTAACGAAATTGAACTTATAAAAAAGGGAATAGAAAAACTTTTAGAACGCCAACAGGAACTTGAATACCACGCGAAAAACTATGTTTCCCCCGCATGGTACAATCTTGTAATAAAAAATACGAAGGAAATTAGGGAAGCTTGTGAAACTCTTTTGAAGCTTAAAGGTGAACTTTTACCAGATGTTAACATTAACATTCAGATGACTAAGATTAATCAGCAAATCATTATTCTTCAAAACTTTATTTTTGAACGTCACCCTGAGTTGATCGATGAATTTGAAAGCTATTTGAGGGAAAAACTTGAAGAATTTAAGCTTACAAACGAATCTACTTGAAAAAACATTGATGGACGTACGGTTTCGAAGGGCTAAACAAAGCATACGTTATTTTGCGGAAGAAGTACTTGATATTTGCGGTTTCGTTAACCGTTATCTCGATATGATGGGGGACCGTGAAGTTCCCCGGGTTAAAAAACTTAATTGGCATCAATATGAATGGTTTGATATGATTGAACGTGAGAAATGGATTTGTATAGCGGCCCCAAGGGACCATTGGAAATCAACTATTTTTAGTGTTGTTTTCCCGTTATGGCGGATTCTTTACGGGGAACGTGGATGTTTAATTTCAAATAGCCAAGCCCAAGCTTCCGATCTTTTGGACCGTATAAAATATTTTTTGGAAAATCACCCGTTTTTCCAATACTATGGTTTTAAACCGGAACGGCCGCGTATATGGCATAAAACCGCCCTTGAATGCAGTAATAAATCTACAATAATAACTAAAAGCTTTGGGACACCGGTACGGGGCGGACACTACCATTGGGTTGTCGTAGATGATCCTTTATCTGAAAGAATGCCGTATAGTATGGAATATGTGAAAAACTATTTTAAACGGGCCATAGTTAACATGGTAATCCCGCAGGGCCGCCTTATTCTGGTTGGGACACCGTTAAGGTTTGATGACCTTATCATGGAAACTTTAAATAATCCGAATTACGCGGCAAAACATTATCAAGCCGTTTTAGATTGGGATGAAAAAAAGGTTCTTTGGCCTGAATATTATAGTTGGGATCGGTTAATGGAGCGGCGGGAAAAAATCGGTACTTTGGCTTTTGACCAAGAATTTCAATGCCAACCCGTAGATGAATCTTCAAGCCTTTTCCCGTTTAGCTTGGTTTCAAATAACTTTGATCCAACCGGTACTTTGATTCCGTTTTACGATCCAACCTACGATTGTAAAGTTAAAGGATGTAATCTTAGTTTTTATAGTGAAGAAGAAGTTAGAAAACATATAAAGGAATTTCACAGGGAAGAACCGGTTGAAGGTGTAAACTATAGTAAGCCGCTTAAAACTTTTATCGGATGTGATCTTGCTATAAGTGCGAGTACCGCCGCCGATTACACTTGTTACATTACTCTAGGTTTAGATGAAGATGGAAACCGCTACATTCTCGATATTTTCAGGGAAAAAGGAATGAGTTACCGGGAACAAATAGATAAACTCCGAGAATTAAATATTCGTTACCGCCCTAAAATCATTTTGATTGAAAGCAACCAATTTCAAAAAGTTATTTTTGAGATGGCCCGGGAAACCACGGATCTACCGGTCCGCGAATTTGTTACCGGCCGTAAAAAATCACATTTAGAAGAAGGGGTTCCCGGGTTACGTGTTCTTTTCGAAAACCGTAAATTTAAGATCCCAAGGGGAGATCAAAGATCAATAGAAATAACAAATATATTGGTCCGCGAATTGAACGCGTTCGGCTTCATGGAAGGAAAGGTTCAAGGAATAGGGGAACACGATGACACAGTAATGGCTTTATATATTGCTAATGAAGCTATAAAAATGGGAAGGAACAAAACTTATTTTTGGGGCCATAGATAAAAGATAGCTTTACATTGTCTAATTTTAAAGGGAAGATCTACGGAACAAAATGGACAATATCAAACTGATTTTCTTACCTACTCTTAGAGGACCATCATGTTATCGAAAAGGTTGGTAAGAAATCGGGGCCAAAATACTAATTTTGGTAAAACTTTGAAAAACCGATAAAAAAATAAAAGGGTTAGTATCCGCGTTCATAGATTGTCTTTTCACCGAAATATTCATGTTCACGTTCCGGGTATTCGCACCGTTTGCATTTTCCTTTTAATGGACACGGTTCCCATCCGGGAAAAGGTGAACCACACCAAGGATAAAAACCCGGTCCGTTTCTTTGAACCGATTTGTTTTCAATAGGAACCGGATTTCTATCTCTTAGTTCTTGTCGTTCTTTTTCTTCTTTCAAGATTTGTTTTATTATCGGTGGATAGTCATCATCGAGTTCAATCGGGACATCTTCTTTAAATGAATAAGCTATGTCGGCCCCGCACCGTGGACATGAAAAAATAACCCACGGACGGCCGTAATGTTCTTCTTCCCGTTTTTTTGCCTGTTCTATTGATCCGGCCCATCCACAAAATCTACAAAACATTTTTGTTCATCTCCCGCCCTAGTCTGTGTGGCTAGGGCTATAGGAAAAAAGGTTATTTTTGTTTTATGAGAACTATTGTTCCCCCGTGGCAACACCAAGATCTTTGATAACCATCTTTGCTAACGGTATGAACCCAATAGTCTTCAGATACATGTGTTATTTTAAAGATGCCGCAAAAGGTTTCTAGATAGGCTATTCCGGCGGTTATTTCGGCTTTTGTTAAATCTTGTAGTTGTTTTTTCCGGAATTTTTGATTTGTTTTTGTTTTCATTTTTATTCACCGTATGACATTATGTCAGACATAGTATATAAAGGTATCGGAACCGCAAAAAACAAGAAGAAAAAAGAAAATTGATTTTAATGTTCTTTTTTAACTGTGTTTTCCCATAAAGCCCAAAACATGTTTTTCAGTAGCCAATAGAATTCATAAGGCATTTCAAAATCTTTGAAAACTATTTGTGGATATGTTTTTAGATATTCAATGAATTTTTCTAATTCACGGTACATAGCCCCGCCGCTACCGCTAAAATTAGTTGGTGAATCGGTGAACCAATATTCCCCTACCGTAATCTCAAAAACATATACATAATGATTTTCCTTTTCATTGTGTTTCAAAGTGATCTTAGTTACTTCCATAGGTATGAGTCCACGTTTTTCAAGCATAGTCTTTAACTGATAGAAGCTATGAAACTCCTTAACCTTCATTTTCTTCACCATCCATTTTTTTAACTATTAACTTCATTTCTTCTTTAACTTGTTTTAATTGAATATACATGCTTGTTATTTGGTTTTTTAACTTGTCAATTTTTTCTTTTAACGTCTTTGACGTAAATGATGTCAAAAGAAAAGATAGATGTTCATCAGTTTTACTAAGAAAATCCACACAATTACAAAGAAGTCTATACGCGAAAAGACTATGGTATTTTGGATCCAAACTTGGATTGACTTTCATTTTTCTTCCTCCCATTCAATTTTATAGTCTAATAATCGTTTTTTAAATTCGTTTAAGCTATCTATGATTTCTAGGTGATAGTATTTGTCTACTTCGGGTGAAATCCACACCCAATAGATCACTATGCGGCCCTGATCATCCTGATATAGTTGGCCTTCCCAATGGCCTATCCGCCCTGAAACCATAGGTAAAAGTTTGGCTTT